CATTGATCTATAACAGTTCTGATTCAGATAAAGCGGCTGTTGTACTGGACTTTGGTGGCGATAAAACGTCAACAAGCGGAACATTTACAATTCAATTTCCAGCAGCAGATGCAAGTAACGCTATTTTACGATTAGCGTAGGAGACAATATATGGCTTTAAAGCTAAACGATAGAGTCAAGGAAACTTCGACAACTACCGGAACCGGTACGCTTAATTTAAGTGGTGCTGTTTCGGGATTCGAGACATTTGTTGCAGGTATTGCTGATGGTAACACAACATACTATGCTATTGTCAATCGTGACGAAGACGAATGGGAAACTGGTCTTGGAACCGTAACCGATGCGTCTACGGATACACTTGCAAGAACAACAGTTATTTCAAGTTCAAACAGTGATAGTGCTGTTGATTTTAGTGCTGGCACGAAGGACGTATTTTGCACCTTGCCTGCAAGTAAAGTACCATTTCTCGATGCAAGCAATGATTTAATTCTTGGAACAGGTGCGGCAGGAGTTGACTATTCTCTAAAATTTGATGGTGAAACAAGTGATGGTGTCATTACATGGATGGAAGATGAAGATTCTTTCAAAGTGGAAGATGATCTCGTCATGGACAGTTCAAAAAGACTGTATCTTTATGATGAAGGTGGAGAATATATTTATGGTGATGGAACAGATTTATATTTAACTTCTGGCGCTGATATCAATATTCCTGCCAATATTGGCATGACCTTTGGTAATGATGGAGAGAAAATAGAAGGTGATGGCACTGATTTAACTATCAGTGGAAATAATATTAATTTAACAGCTACGGCTGATGTTGTCATTCCAGCAGATGTAGGAATTACATTTGGCACGGGTGAAAAAATTGAAGGCAATAGCACAGATTTAACAGTAACCTCTGGCGCTGATATCAACTTGACAGCAACAGCAGACGTTAATATTCCATCAGGAGTTGGAGTAACATTTGGTAATGACGGAGAGAAAATAGAAGGCGATGGTACAGATTTAACTATTGCTGGTAATAATATTAATTTAACAGCCGTTGCGGATGTTAACATTCCATCAGGCGTTGGAGTTACATTTGCTACAACAGAAAAAATTGAATCAGACGGAACTGACTTGTCAATTACAGTCGGTAGTGGTGGTGACATTAACATTGGATCGGATATCGGTTTAACATTCGGTAATGATGGTGAAAAGATTGAAGGAGACGGAACAGACTTAACGATCGCTGGTAATAACATCAAGCTTACAGCTACAGCCGACGTTGTTATTCCTGCTGACGTAGGAATTACTTTTGGAACAGGCGAAAAGATTGAAGGAAATAATACAGATTTAACTCTTACATCTGGTGCGGATATTGCGCTAACAGCAACATCTGATGTGAATTTACCTAATAATGTTGGAATGGTATTTGGTGATGATGGAGAGAAGATAGAGGGCGACGGAACGAATTTAAAAATTGAGTCTAGTGGAGATCTTAATCTTGCGGCGGGTGGTTCAACAAATCAAATTAAAATTACTAACGGTGCAATCGTACCAATCGCAGATGATGACATAGATTTGGGAACTGCATCTTTACAGTTTAAGGACGCTTACATTGACGGTACATTGGAAGCAGATGCAATAACAATAGGTGGTACGGCAGTCACGGCAGGTGGAGCATCAAAGGGTTTTGCCATTGCTGTTGCGATCGCGCTGTGATATAAGGAGGAAATATGGCACAAGATTTTGAATCAACTGGAATATTGGTAACTAATAGTGAAACAACTATTTATACATCAAATTCAGATGACGCTATTGTTGGGCTGAGACTGGCTAATATTCTTACAACCGCAATAACAATGGATGTTTACATTGACTTGGCAGGTGCAGGAACGAACTTTTATATTTGTAAAAATTTAAGCATTCCACCGGCAAGTTCAGTAGAACTTGTTCAAGGTGGCGCTAAAATGGTTATACAAAGTACGGATGTAGTTTACGGTCTTTGCGGAACAGCGAATGGTTGTCACGTTTGGATCAGTCTAGTTGATGCAATTAGTTAATAAGGAGGAATAATGGGTGATACAGTAGGAGGTCCTATCTACATAGGTGGAGACGCTGCTGCGGACGAATTTATTGATGATCACGCGGCAACAATGGATGGAACGCAAGTTATTGAATCTGCCATATTGGCAGGCCCAGTGACATTTACAGGAACAGTAACAGTAGAAGGTAATTTGGTAATAGTATAATGGGAACAATACAGATAGACGGTTCGACGCCAAAACTGACAATAGGAAATGCAACCGCAGAGGATGCGACTATCTTATTTGACGGCAACGCACAGGACTTCTATATAGCACTTGATGATTCGGCAGATGACTTGCTGATTGGACTTGGTTCAACGGTTGGGACAACGCCCATCATAGCAATAGATGAGAATAAACTCTCAACATTCAGTGGTGCGATAACAGTTGGAGTAGATGATACCGGACACGATGTCAAATTCTTCGGTGCTACTGCTAGTGCTTATATGCTGTGGGATGAAAGTGCTGATGATTTAATATTAGCAGGTGCAGCAGGTTTATCAGTTGCAGGAGCAACAGCAACTGCCGCTCTAACCGCTAGTGGTATTGTAAAAACAGATGATACAACCGAGGCAACTTCCACAACTGATGGTTCACTACAAACTGATGGTGGATTATCTGTAGCAAAGGACACAGTTCTTGGTGATGACCTTAAATTATTAAGTGATTCGTCAGTAATTGCTTTTGGTGCTGATGGTGATACTACTTTAACCCATACGGACGGAACAGGATTAACTTTAAACTCAACTAATAAAATTTGTTTCAATGATGCTTCTCAATTTATACAAGGTTCCAGTGCAACAGTAATATCTATTGGTGCAACGGATGAAATTGACTTAACAGCCACTGCTGTGGATTTAAACGGAACTCTAAATGTTTCTGGAGTAGCAACTTTTCAAGCCACTCCAGTTTTTCCAGATGGCTCTTTAGCATTAGCCGACTTAGACATTGATGGTGGAACAGATATTGGAGCAGCAATTGTAGATGCAGATTTGTTTATTATAGATGACGGAGCAGGCGGAACAAACAGAAAAGTAGCGGCATCAAGGATAAAAACCTATGCAGGAGGCGGGCTGGCTTTATTGGAAACTGACGCTGTATCTAATGCTTCGGAAGCAGAACTTACTGAGTTTAGCTCAACTTATAAAGGGTTTATGATACTAATATCTAATGTTGTTGGTGCTAGTGATGATGTGGAATTTTATGCTCGAATAGACAGAGTTGGAGTTTCTGGATATGATGATGGCTCAACCGATTATTCATTTGCTATCAGAGACATATATACAGATGGGAATGGTTCTGGTGGAGGAAGCAATACCAACCAATCAGATTCACAAAATAGTTTAATGCAGTTGTCTCCGGCTGCCTGTGGAAATGCGACAGGTGAAGGCTACAGTGCCATAATGACTATGGGAGATGTAGCAGGAAGTGATAGTGTTGACCCTCTTATAAGACTTTCAGGTGCTTATGTTGATTCAGCGGGTCACTTAAATAGAGTAAGTGGAGCAGTAGCAAGAAATGACGGAACGGCAGTAGAAAAAATTAAATTTTACATGGGGTCTGGAAATATTACTGGGACTTTTAAATTATATGGATATACGTAGGAGATAATATGGCATTTGATACTACAAAATTATGGAAGGCAGGAGTAAATGAATATTCCATTGAAGATGTCGGCCCTAGAGCTACTGGAGGAACTCACGTAGAATTAACCCAAGAGGAAAAAGAGGCTAAAGTTGTTGAATGGAATGCATATGGTGCTAAAAAAGCAGGAAAAATACTGGAAAGAGTTAGATTAAAAAGAAATGATTTGTTATCACAATGCGATTGGACAGTTGCGGCAGATTCGCAATTATCCGTATCAAAGCAAAATGAGTGGAAAACTTACAGGCAGGAATTAAGGGATATTACTGCTACTGTTTCAAGCGAAGAAGACAGGCATATACTACTTGATGTGAATGATATATCTTTAGTATTTCCAACAAAACCAAGTTAAGGAGACTAAATGACTTTTACTATAGATAAAAAAGAATACGATGAAACAAAACTGGAAGGCAAGGCAAAGGTTGCCTTTAACAATGTTCAAGTATTGCTCAACGAGAAAAATGATCTGATGCACAGGTTGGAGAAAAACAAGATACTTTCTGCACACTATTCGGAAGTGTTGAAAAAGAATCTACCAAACGGGGAGGATAAATAGCCATGGCTAGTGAGATTAAGGTTGATACCATATCGGAAAAAACATCCGCAGGTGGAGTTACCATTGACGGTCTTTTAATCAAGGATGGTGGTATTAGTGGTGACGTTTCTTTAATTGGAACTACGCCAACATTTACCATTGGAGATGCAGGAGCAGAAGATGCTACATTACTATTTGACGGTAATGCACAGGATTTTTACATTGCCCTTGATGACTCAGCCGATGACTTACTAATAGGTTTAGGTTCTACTGTTGGAACTACTCCAGCAATAGCAATTGACGAAAACTTAAAAGTTAATATTCCAGTTACAACAGCTTCAACTAGCACTTCCACAGGAAGTCTTACAACAGGTGGAGGAATGGGAGTGGGTGCTGACTTATATGTCGGTGATGATACCTACTTGATAACGGATTCAGCCGTTCTCGGATTTGGAGCGGACAAGGATACTCTTTTAACGCACACGGATGGAACGGGACTAACTTTAAACAGTACAAATAAACTTTGCTTTAATGACGCTTCACAGTTTGTGCAGGGGTCAAGTGCTACTGTTTTGTCCATAGGTGCAACAGATGAAATAGATTTAACTGCTACGGCAATTGATATCAATGGCACTTGTGACATAAGTGGAACTTTTTCACTTGCTGGTACAAATATGACTGCTACTGCAGCAGAATTAAACTTACTTGATGGTGGAACATCTGTAGGAAGTTCGATAACGATTGCAGATGCAGATGGTTTTGTTGTCAATGATGGTGGGTCAATGAAAACTATTCCTGCTTCTGATATTAAAACATATAATCCGGGTAGTATTGCATGGCAATCAATTGTAACAGGTGCAACAACAATGGTTTCTGGAAGAGGATATTTTGTTAATACAACATCTTCTGCCTTTACAATGACCTTACCTGCTTCACCTAGTTTAGGAGATTATGTTACAATTATAGATTACGCAGGAACTTTTGATTCTAATACTTGTACTATTGGTAGAAATTCTCAACCTATTCAAGGAGCTGCTGCTGATATGACAGTTACAACTGAACGAGCAGCATTCACATTGGTATATGTGGATTCAACTCATGGTTGGTTACTAACAAATAAATAATATGGCAACTTATCAATCAATTCGATACAATGTGGATTATCAAGGTAAGGCAGGTTCGTTAATACCTTTATTAACTTTTACGTCTGATGGTTCAGACGATACGGCTGATTTTGCTAGTAAAATTGACTCTACTTATGATGAGTATTTATTTATATTTAATAATATTCATCCAGAAACTGATAGTGTCTATTTTCAATTTAATGGAAGGGATGGTAGTACAGCTTATGATGCCACTAAAACAAGTAGTGTCTTTTCTGCATTTCATAAAGAAGGGGCAGGTGGAACAGAAGAAGAAATGGCATATCAAACTGGTCAAGACGTAGCACAAGGAACAGGAGTTCAATATTTAAATTTTAGAACTGCTAATGATAATGATGCAGGTCTTTCTGGATGGTTACGATTATTTAATCCAGCTTCTACAACTTTTGTAAAGCATTATATGGCAGTAACAAATTCACACGAAACTGTAGATGTTGCATCTATGACCTTTCATACTGTAGGATATTTTAATGTAACTGCAGCTATTGATGGTATTCAATTTTCATTTTCTAGTGGTGAAATACAGGGTGGAACAATACAAATGTTTGGAGTTATTTAATGGCAACATATGCAAGCATTAAATATGATTTTACACCACCTACGGCTACAGTATCAGCACAGGTAGGTGCAGGAGCAATGGTTTTAATTAAGTCTCTTACTTCTGATGGCTCTGATGATACATTGGATTTTAAAGATGGAACATCTGGTGTTGTTATGGACAGTACATATAAAACTTACATATTTAGATATATGGATATGCATCCAGAAACTAATAATGCTTCTTTCGGTGTACAATTTAATGCTTCTGGTGGTTCTGGATTTGATGAAACATTGACTACAACATCTTTCAGGGCAAAACATATGGAAGATGGCAGTGGGGCTGAAGTAGGATATGTTACAGGTCAAGATTTGCAACAAGCAACGACTTATCAAATATTGTCTGAAGGTATAGGTAATGTGGCTACGGAAACTGGGTCTGGAGAATTATGGTTATTTAACCCATCTTCAACTACTTATTTAAAACATTTTATAAATAGGTCTTCAGGAGTAAGACATAACCCCGGTGTTCAAGATATGTTTTATGCAGGATATATTAATACAACATCTGCTATTGATGAAATATCATTTAAATTTTCAAGCGATGAAATACAAGGTGGAACAATTAATATGTATGGGATAGTTTAATGGCAACATATAAAAGTATAGCATATGACCAAGCTCTTACTACAGGAGGAGCTGAAATTTTAATATCATCACAAACAGCATCTGGTGATGGTACTTTAGATTTTACAAGTGGAATAGATTCTACTTATAAGGAATATATTTTTAAATTTATACATATGCATCCCGCAACAAACGATGCAGATTTTTCTTTTAATGGTTCAACTGATGGTGGTTCTAATTATAATGTAACTAAAACAACATCATTTTTCACTGCTTATCAGAAGGAAGATGGTAGTGGTGGTACTCTTGAATATAACGCTGGTGGAGATTTAGCACAATCAACAGCATTTCAGAAAATTTTAAGTGGTGGTTCTGGAGGAACAGGTAATGGTGGTGACGAATGTTGTTCTGGATTTTTACACTTATTTAACCCATCCGGTACAACTTTTGTAAAACATTTTATGTCAACAGGAAATGATTACCAGAATGGTGATTATTGTATGCAAAATTTAGTAGCAGGATATTTTAATACATCCTCTGCTGTAGATGCTATTCAGTTTAAATTCGATACAGGAAATGTGGATTTAGGCACAATAAAATTATATGGAGTAATAAGCTAATGCCAAGATATCATAATATTAACGGAGTAAAAGTACAGTACACGGCAGAGGAAGAAACTGCTCGTGATGCAGAAGAACGAGCATGGTCTGATGGTCAGCTTGATAGAGATTTAGAATATCTTCGTCATAGACGAAATAGATTATTAGCAGAGACAGATTTTTATGCTCTTTCAGATGTTACAATGTCTGCTGAAATGGCAGCTTATAGACAGGAACTACGAGACTTACCAAGTGGCTTGGATACTGTAAAAAAAGTGGCTAATATAACATGGCCAACGAAACCATAGGAGACAATAAATGGCAGAGATTCGTATAAATGCAACCGGAGGAGTCAAGCTCTATGATGCTGACGACTCGCATTACGCACAGATAGTAGCGGGAACAATTACATCGAATACCGATGTTATGACACTAGGTCATGCAGCCGTTGTCATGGGCACAAAGCTCGATATGAATGGCAGTAATCTTGTATTAGATGCGGATGCGGACACTTATTTAGATACAGGTACAGATGATACAATTAAATTTTATGTATCAGGTGCG